CCCCTCTCCCGTTTCACAACGGGGGAGGGCAAGTCCCAGGACGACCCCCCTGAGCGGCATCAAATCCGTTCAAGGCCAGAGGATTGAAACCCACTGGTATGTCCTGGGTCCACACTGAGTTTTCTACGCTCAGTGGGCAGTCGGTCCTTACTAGAAATAGTCAGGGCTTCTATTACCCACTCAACGCCTCCCTTCGACTTTTTTAAAAGTCGGAGGCGCGAAGTTGGGATAATGAAGCTTTTATCCGATCTCCAAGGAGTGCACCTACACGCGTAATTGTGTGTGAGGCCCGTTCTGAAAATACTTTATCAGACATGGGGAGCGCCAGTGTACGTAAGTGCATTGGCCACTCGCCTTTTCCGATTGTATCAATCAGATAGGCCTCATTAGCAATCTTCGTATATTTGTCACATATCTGACCGTAAAGGTTAGCTAATGGGATAGATGATACGAGTGTGTCAGGTGCTGCCACATTACAAGCATCAACCAGTCCAGTGGAGACTATGGTAAGTTCTAAGGCTATAGAGCCAAAGTCCTTATCGCCATAAGCCTCCAGAGGGTTGTTCTCAGCAAACACTGACAGTGCAGTGCCACTCAGGATAGAAATACCCTGATAGTCATTTAACACTGGCAGCGGGAAGTCGTAGTGCCTTATTATGGTGTTTAAGCCATCGTGAGCCGCTAAGGTTCCCTTCATTATGTGAATAATGAGTTCGTTGAGAAAACTCCTTTCCCTGATCTTAGCAGCAAAAGTGCTGTTAAAACCAAGGACGGTTTGGTAAAATGCCTGTATAGTAGAGGGGATACCTCCGGACCAAGTCCAACCCTTCTTACTTTCCTCTAATAGGAGATTCACCATAAGGTAAAACCTTGATGATGACTCCGATAAAGAGGAGATTGGGAAAGGTGTAACTTCAGCCCCATCCAGAATCAAACGTTTTGCAAACTCAAAGAGTTTAGCAGAAGCATGACTTTTGGAATGTGAGATATCGACACCAAGTTGGCTCATGACTTCTAAATATAGTTTAGCTAGTTTATGATCTCCTATAAGGACGTCATCACCTAGTAAAATATACTTAGATTCACTCCATTTTATTCCCAACTCTCGACAACACCAGTACATTACGTAGTGGTGAGCGATAGTGAAGGAATTCCATGAAGAGTAAGCTCCCATTGGATTACCAGCATTGTAAGAAATTACTTCCTCACTTTGCGGTAAATTGAATGGTTGCTTAACCATGAGTTCCACCCAGGCTTCTACATAATGATCAGGTAATAACCCTTTAAGGACTTTACTGATAACAACTATAGGAAACCTATCAGTTGCAGCAGTAAGATCAAAAGAGTAGAAATACTCAAATGATTTAGTCTTTTCAAGGAAACTACCTTGTTCAAATGTACAATCTTGGGGGATCTTACGAAGAACCTTAAATAAGTAATCGTGAAGTCCTTTTAGTGCTGTTTGAGACCAATAGTCTAAAATGGCAACTATACGGACCTTACTTTCCTTATCAGGGAACCAAGTAATCCGACGAAGTGTCTTTCCCTCGACTGGGAATAATATTCCAGGTAATTGGTCAAGCCAGTTGCAAAGCAGCTCTATACGAGCTGTTAGCTTCTTGCCTCCGATAACCTTTATGGACTCGAGGAGTTTAGAAGACTTCAAGAGTTTGAGGTCTACCATTGATGTCCAAATAGCATGTCCGTTAGGACCTGCTTTTGTAGTCATGTGGTATTCCTTAAAATATATTCCCCGTGGGATCCAGTGTTTACTAGGTCGGTAACCTAATTCCTTCCAGAAGTCAACCACGTACTTGCCTATGTCCAAAGATGCCTCATTTGATAGAGGGCGATGGATAGTAGACAAGTCGGGTTTAACTCCTGTTGACAGGGCCCTTGTTGAAAACAGTAGTGTAAAGACTAGGCGAGTGTAAACTCGTGTAGTATCCTTGCGCAATTCTGCAACCAACTTGGGCCCCAAGGCTTTAGGATAACCATCCTTGTAGACCGGAACACCGATTACCTTTTTCAGAGGGAACTCTCCTGACAACTGGTGGAGTAATGCTAACCTTGTGTCCTTGCAAAAGGATATGAGGCCAGCAGCTCCACGAGTTTTCATGATGAGAACCATCTTTGAAAGTAATGGGCGAAGAATCTCTAGTTTGACCGGCACCTTCGGCTTCACAACCGAAAGGAGCCAGCATATAACAAGCCAAAGCTTATTAAAACCGGTCCTTATATTAAATAAAGACTTGTTTGATAGGTATTTGGAAGCTATATGGTGTGCGTCTTTATAGTAAGACGCGCCTCAGACTAGGTAACTAGCCTAACTGAAGGGTTGCACTTGGGGTTTCTCCGGATGGACCTCGGCTTGCAAAAGCTGAGGACTCGTCTCCCGGGCAGACAGTTGTTTGCCAG